ATTCACCTTGTATCCAATTCAGTCCAGTTTTGTTTTGAACTTTCTTCTTTGCAAGACTCATTACTTGTTTATATACAGGCCCCATAACATCTTCTTCTGAATCATTGTTATCTACTACAATAAAGTTCTGTCTAAAGTATTGACTGAACTTACCCATGTTAGACTGTACAGTTTTCCATGACTTAGTTGCAATAGATCGTGGTACAGTTCTATCTCTTGCTGCATTTCTTTTAAGTGCAGTTTCAAGAGAAGTGTTTACAAATATCATATGTACATCATATCCGAGTTGTTTCAATCCAGTTGCTTGTGTGGCAATCTTATCATACTCTTTTCCAGTACCATCAATAATAAGTCCAAGTCTTCCCACCACATAATTATCTAGTTTCTTTTTAGTTATAACCTTTGATCTTTGACGTAATATTTCTCTAGGTTCTTCTTCACTCTTGGGCATCTTCATTGACAATCCGGCATCTTTGATGTATTTTTCAAATGCATCATCTGAATTGACAATCTTTAGACCAAGACCGCCTGTACCTCGTTTTACAACGTAAGACTTACCACTTCCTGGGCCACCTGCTAAGAAAAATGCTTTAAGTATGTTGGGGTCGTAAACCCCCTCCTGTAAATCTTGAAATGTTTTCATTTTTTATTCTCTCTATAGTGTCTAGTATGTATTTATCATTCTCCGTTATTGGTTCTACTGTCCTATCTCTGTTAATAAAGGTGTTCATTTTCTTTAATTTGAGTTTGGTAGTTTGCTTTGGCATCTAGGCCTCCTATTTTAAATGATTGTCATAATGTATTGTCTATAGAGTCTCCTTTCTTTTAATGTTACCCAACTGTGTATGTTTCACCAGTTCCAGTAGTAGGTTCTGTGGCTTCAGCTTCATTAGGTAATTTTTTTGTTATTGAATCTTTAGCAGCATTCATCTCAATGGTATGTCTTCTACTTACAATATCAAACTGATGCTTTAATTTTGTTATTATATATTTTCCAGAGTAATATGAATCAAACTCATTACCCTCATGGATTCTTCCAATAACTGGCAATTTTATATTAATAGTTTCACCTACTGATATTGTGGTGTTTCCATTTACTTTTAGTGATATATTAATACCACTATTAAGTTCTGATATTTTTGCTCTTCTCTGTAGTAATTTATTGGTTAATCCGTTTGATGCATACGAATAATTTGAAGTTTCATTTGTGTGAGTTACATCAGTTCCAGAAATAGATGTTGGTTGTAAATATATTACTGAATCTGAAAACATACCTATGTTGTTTCCAAACTCATCTATACTGTTATTATTATATACTGGATTTGGTTCTATTGTACTGTTGTCCTCAAAATCTGAAAAGTAACCATAACGATTAACTTCGTGTGTCTTATTATATATATCATATTTGATTATTTTAGAACCTAACATTCCAGTCATTGTGTTCAATAACATATCATTATTTGACATAATTCCCATGTCCATTGGTTTTTTGAAATCTTTTTCTACATCAACAGCTTTACCTTTGTCACCAGTTTTACCATCTATAGTAGCAACATCACCCATAGAATAATCTCCAATCGTATCAGAGTCCATTAAATAATCTAAGGTTTTAAAATGCAATCCTTTTATATTTTCATAAAACATAAAATTTTGTGTACCTTTACTACTAATGGCTTCATTTACAAGATTATTAATAAACTTATATGGATGATAATTAGGACTTAATACTTTTCTAATCCCTTTAGTTTCTTGAATATATAGTTTTTTCTTTGTATTAATATATCTGGGGTCTTTTAGAATATCTTTTATAATATTAGATATAGTATCTGTATACGACTTAGAAACACGAACTCTATTATTTCTAATTATCTCTGGTGTTATAAAACTCAATGTTAATGCTTGTGCATTTTTACTTACATCTAACTTAGATAATATTTTATGAATATTAAATGTAAAACTTACATCAAATTCTGATAGAGATGGTGTACCGAATTTCAAAGTTAAAAACTCTTGACCAATAATAGGGCCATTTTCTGATATGTTATTAACATCTAATAATATTAAGTTTCCAGACAAAGATGTGGAAAATAGGTCTTCATAAATTTCAAAACCAATTACGTTATCACCATTTGTGAAATCAAAAACTCTACCAGAAGAAGTATGAATTTTCAGTTCCTTTATAGAGAACTCACCAGCATATTGAATTTGTTGTTCCATTATACAATTGATTCTTTCATTAGATTTTCGTATTCTTCTACAAACTGACCTACATATACTGGATCAAGAAGTCTAATTTTTCTTAACTCATCTTGTCTATTATCTTCATATTCTATATTTGTAATAATTGTTGCACTATTGTAGAAATCTGTGTCACCACTATAGAGGGCAGAGTTTGCATACACTTCTATAGTTTTAGTAGTATCTCCAGATGATTGTGCAATTTCATAGTGATGTGTTCCATTAGGGTCTGCATACTTATCATTTACAAACTGTAGAAACTGTGCATATGTCATAGGCCATTGATGATACCTATCTGTAATATCGTTTACTAACATTACAACCCAATGTAGTTCTGGATCACCATATAACTTATCTGCAATAGACTCTGGAGTTTCACCTTGTTTGACATCATAAGTATCATACAAAAGAACATTTGTTTTTACCTTTTGTCTAACTGCAACTCGTCTTAAAAGATTAGTTACAAACTTAATTGTACCATCTCCTGTAGAATCATATGGTATTACTGGAAAGTTTTTAAAGTACATTATTAGTATCCTTCGTGTACACGCTCTCTTGTGATAAGTTCTAGTTCTTTAAATCCAAGTTGAATAGAGGTATCAACTGGCGGAGCCCCATCACCTTGAGAGTCGAAAGTTTTATATCTATCTCCACCATAAGAAACTTGTAGAGAAGTACAAACACAAGTTGATATCTTATGTAAGTAAGGATTCTCTGCACCATCATACATATATGATATATCAAATGTGTTGGGTACAGTTAATCGTCTACCAGCTCTGTTACCATCAACAAACTCTGGTAACATATTAGATTTAAATGCAAATATTATATTTCTTATCTCATCTGCTTCTGCCTGATTTTTAGGCATCATTTTAAAAGTATAATTAAACTCCCTTTTATTGATACCCTCAAAGGCAAGTTCCATTCTAGGTGCTTTGATTGATGCTCTTTTCATATCAAAAACTTTTTCTAGATTAGTTGCCCCTGGCAATATTGCACCAGCACCTTTTAGTCCGAGTCTGACAAGACCTTCTTTTGCCTCACCACCTATCTGTGGTGCTGCTTTAGATACTGCATTACTAAAGCCTGTCAATGTCTGGGTATTCAAAACATCACTCACAGCATTACCACCAATCGCTGCACCAGCACCTATTTCAAAGTCAGTATATGCTGCACCATAACTTACTTGAACTTGTGGGGGCATGAATAGTGCGATTGCAGTATCCATTCGAGTGGTTGGTTTTCTTTCTACTGTTACAGTAGAACCTTTACTTTTGATTGGTTCTTGATAAAATCTTCTCATATTAGGTGGCCCTGCGTTTACAGCATGAGTTATAAATCCAGTATCATTTTTAATTTTAGTATAACTACCATCTGACTGTAATTTTTTAATAAAGTTTGGTATCTTTTGTTCTGCTTTGATTGAATCAACTACACTACCATAACCATTTTTGTCTGGATCACCAAATTTTAACTTTGCATTTTGTTGTTGATTAATAAAGAACATAATATAGTGTCCTTGATTTCCTGTGCCTGGTGCTGCTTCAACATCAAGAGGAAAAGAATAGTTTTTAGTACTATGTTTAGTTTGAGAAAGTTTTGCTGTATCTGAAGTATTACTACCTCTACCCTTATTAAAACCCAATAATCCCGGCAAATTACCAGCAACTTTTCGTAATGATCTGTTTGCAATCCCTTGAGCTGCACCTTTTAGAAAGTCTATTGCCATGTATAAATACTCCTGTAACTTCTATTTATAAAGATAAACATGGCATATAGTGGTAAATACATTCCTAATAACCCTAAAAAATACAAGGGTAATCCATCTAAAGTGATATATCGTTCACTCTGGGAACGTAAACTTATGGTCTATTGTGATATGAATGAAAAGATACTTGAATGGGGTTCAGAGGAAATCATCATACCTTATGTATCGCCTTGGGATAATAGGATGCACAGATACTTTCCAGATTTCTATATGAAAGTAAGACAGGCTGATGGTTCTATTAAAAGGTTTATAGTAGAGGTCAAACCAAAGTACCAATGCAAACCACCAGATATAAATCCCAAAAGAAAAACTAAAAGATGGTTGAACGAGGTTAAGACTTACACAATCAATCAAGCCAAGTGGAAATATGCAAATGAGTTCTGTGAATTAAATGATATGGAGTTTAAGGTATTAACTGAAGACCATCTGAATATAAAGTATAAATAGTAATATGGAAACTTTTGGAATTACAATCGTGTTAATGACACTCTTTACATTAGGAATGTCTTTAGGACTACTTATGAACAAACCACTCAAAGGTAGTTGTGGTGGATTAAACTGTAGGTGTAAGAATGGCACAGAGTAAATTTATACAATCAGTTGTTAAGGCTGCAAAAGGTAGACCAAAATCTACACAATGGTATCGTGATAAGATTGCAGAATTTGGTAAGCCTGGTGCATTAGATTTGATACGAGATGGAAAAAGAAAAAACTCACCATTTTTTGGTAAGTTNAATATGTTTTTCTANGATCCAAAACTNAAAGCAAAATTACCATACTATGATACATTTCCTTTAGTATTACCACTAGAACCATATTCAGATGGTTTCTTAGGAATTAACTTTCATTATCTACCTATGACATTAAGACTAGAGTTATTAGATAAAGTTGTTGATTTTAGTAATAATACAAAGTTTGATGAAAGTACAAAACTTAATGTTGATTATAGTAAATTAAAAAACTTAAACATAATTAAACCAACACTTAAAAGATATCTTGCTGGTAGAGTTAAGACACAATTTCGTAGAATAGATGCAGATGAGTTTACAGTTGCAGTTCTACTACCAGTTCAGAGATTTAAGAAAGCAAGTGCATCAGAGGTTTATGCAGACAGTAGGAAGATGATCTAATGGCAAATGGTTTTAGTATCAAAAGTTTAGTAAAAGGAGCCGCATTTGCTGGACTAAATGAATTTTTAGGTTCTGGTAGAGCTGGTGGATATGCAAGACCAAATCGTTTTGAGATTATAATTGTACCACCAACTGGTGTTCGAGGAACTAGTTCTAAAGGTGGTATAGGTCAAGTTATGAATTTATTTACTTCAGTATTATCATCACTATCTAATAATGGTACAAATAGAAGTGCAAGTTTTATGTGTGAAAGTTTTTCGATACCTGGCAGAAATTTAACTTCTGCACCATATACTGAATTATATGGGCCTGAAAGAGAAATTGTTACTGGATATAATTTTGGAGAAATATCATCAACATTTTATCTGTCATCAGATTTAAAAGAAAAAACTTTTTTTGACTCATGGCAAGCAGTAGCTGGTGGTTCTGAATCTGGTGGATATGCATTAGGTTATTATCACGACTATGTTGGTAAAATAGAAATATTTCAATTAGACGAAAATGATAATAGAACTTATGGTTGCACATTAGAAGAATGTTATCCAAAAACTGTGACAGACCTATCAGTAAATCAAGCAATTTCAACAGACATACAAAAACTTAGTGTAACATGGACATACAGATATTGGAAAAATACTGAATTTGAATCTGGAAATCCTTTAGGCAACAGAATTGTAGATGCAGTAAAGAATACAGTAACAAGAAGAATAACATCACAAATACCAAGTGTATTGAGAAGACTATAAAGGATGAATAATTATGGCACTACCAAAACTAAATACGCCAACACATAAGTTGGTGTTACCATCTACTGGTGACGAAATTACATTTAGACCATTCCTAGTAAAAGAACAAAAACTTTTATTGATGGCTCAACAAAATGACAATGAAAATGAAATTGTAGATAATGTCGTACAAATAATAAACAATTGTACTGGATTAGATACATCTAATCTTCCAGTTTTTGATGTTGAATATTTGTTTTTGAAAATAAGAGCTAAGTCTGTAGGAGATATTGTACAGTTAAGTATAAAATGTCCAGATGATGAAGAAACCTTTGCAGATGTCACAGTTGATTTAGATGAAGTTGGTGTTCAAATTGATGAGAGCCATTCAAATATTGTTAACATTACAGATGATATTAAAATGATAATGAAATATCCACAAATGACTGACATCAAACTTAATAATATAAATACGACTGAAACCGAATCAGTTTTTGAAATATTAAAAAAGTGTATATTAGAAGTACACAATGGAGATGAAATTATCAATAGTGTTGATATGAAACCAGAGGAAATATCAGAGTTCATTGACAGTTTAAACACACAACAATTTGAAAGTATTATGCAGTTTTTCAACACAATGCCAAAAGTTCGTCATATCGTTGAGGTTACAAATCCAAAGACAAAAGTTACTGGTGAGGTGTTACTGGAGG